GGGATCTGCGACTACGACGAGGAAACCCGATATTCCATCGACCAGTTCAAGGCTGAAAATGTTGCCAAAGGACACCCAGCCATAGACTGCGGCGAGAATATCGAGCTGTTTAAGGCATTGGCGGCGATGAACGACGAGAACGATTACATGCAGTGGTATGTAAACGAAATTACGGATAGATGGTCACTATGTATCGGTATGGATCATGTTGAAGACGATCCGATCATATCTAAATGGGAGGGACTTGCTCGGCATAAGGCCACCGCCGAGGAGATTATCAAACATTTCAAGAAATAGCGAGATTCTGGCAAAATCTCGAAATAATTACAAAAAAAATTGGAGACTATGAGAGAAATTAAATTCCGAGGCAAACGCCCTGATACAATGGAATGGGCTGTCGGTAGTCTTGTGGAGTGTTTTAATGGGAAAACTGGCATTGTTTCGATGACAAAATATTCGGAAGAGAATGGAATAAAGGCAATCATTGACGAAGTTTACCCCGATACAATCGGCCAGTACACGGGTCTGAAAGACAAGAACGGTGAAGAAATTTGCGAAGGGGATGTACTGACCGATAAGTTCGGGAGCATCGGAGTGGTCGAGTGGCGAAACTGTGGGTTCGTTGTGAACTTCGGCGACGTGGATATTTTTCTTATTTCCGATTGCTTCGACGATTCCTATCAAATGTGGGCAATCGGCAATATGCACGATAACCCAGAATTACTGAAAGGAGTAGAATAATGAAAAGTGAAAGAGCTGAAAATTACTTGTACGATCACGAGTGCAGCTATCCGTATAGCGGGTATGTGACAATGCAGGATGCCGAAAGGATGGCAGGACTTGCCGAGCAAGAAACCGAGGAGCGGATGCGTGAAAAGGCAATAGAGGCATTCAAATCCTCATGCAAATATAAGGACGGTTGTGACGGGAGCGGTAGGGTGTGCGACCCTGCGCTGTGTGAAGATTTGAGATCATTTATCCAAAAATTGGATGAGATATGAAAGCGATTAAGGAAAGGGCAAAAAAGTATGCTCGAAAAGTGTGGCGTGGTGGGACGAGAGAATACGGCAGTCACATGAAGTTAACTGAATGTGACTTTATTGCAGGTGCCCAATCCGAGCGGGAAGAATTGACCCGCTGGCGTAATCCGAATGAGGAACTGCCGGAAAATAATTCGTGTGTTTTGATGAAAGTCTCGGACGGCGAACATGAGCGAATTTATCTTGGAGCCCGCCAAGATGATGTGTGGATGTGTGATGGAGGCTATTCCTTCTGCCAGAATGCAGAAGAGTGTCTCGGATACGATGGTGTGGTTATCGGCTGGCGACCGATTTACGAAAACGAATAGAACGATGGACATCTTGACTCCACATGACGGCGTGACGAACGATAAGATAGCCAAAGCGCAGATCGAGGCCGTCGAACGAAAGCAGAACGAATACAAACTGATCGGACAGATGGTTCGGGTGCCCGGTCATACCCTCTATAAATTCAATACGGTTACGCGGACAGCGTCGAGAGCAGAAGTGGAGGTGTCGGCCTATTCGTGGCTGAATCCTAAGAACATGAAGGTCGAGAGCGACCGCAAATCGCGTGTCAAGGTCGAAAAGGACTGTTACTATGAGCAGGCATTGAACATGAAGAACTTCATCAAGCGTCTGCGCCGGCGGGGTATCGTCGGAATGGACGAGGAAGTGAAACTCGAAAGGTAGGGAACCATGAAACCCAGAGATGAAAAACGTTACACCCGTCCGGTCGGCGAGCGGTTCGTGTATGAAGGCGAGACCGTAGAGGTTGTAGGGTATGATCGAAATAAAGAGGGATGTGCATGTCGGGATTGTGCGCGTTTTGGCAATTGCTCTTACAACGAGATGACAGGCAGCTGTCGTTGGTACGAACGAGAGGATGGGACGGATGTAATATTCCGGAAAGTAGAACAGGTGTAATTGTTTGATATAAAAAGAGGCGATCCCGAAGAATCACCCCTCACCCAAGAACAAAGGTAGTAATTAATTCGGGATTTGCAATGAACCATTTTATCTCAATTCAGGCCGCAGCCGATGAGTACGGCATTTCGACACGTTGGATATGGAAATCGATTCGAGTGGATCGGACACTCGGCGCAGTCGTCCGCAACGGGCGGGTCTATCTGCGCCGCGTACAGTGGGAGGCATTTGTCGAACGGCATCCCCGACTGATCGAAGAGTGGCATGATTTACATGCACACCTACAATACCGCTATATCGGGCAATGAAAAAGAGCGAAAAGTTGAAAGAATCGTCTCCCCGATAGGCGATCTTTGCATATATGGGCAAGCTCACGATCAAACAGGAAAAGTTTTGCAATAAGTACCTCGAATGCGGTAATGCGTCCGAGGCATATCGCTATGCTTACAGATGTTCGAACATGAGCGATAACACGGTATGGAATAATGCCTATCTGCTATTACAAAACAGCGAGGTTGCAGCGAGGATCGAATATCTGAAAACTCACCTTGCCGAGGCTGCGGGCATCTCGGCCTTGCAGATCATCCGCGAGCACCAGAAGATCGCCTTTTCGGATGCGACCCGCATTCGTAACGGCTGGATGTCGCTTAAAGAGTTCGAGTCGCTCACGGACGATGAGAAGGCATGTATAAAGTCGATCAATACCAAACAGGTCAAACGGATCGCTTCGAATGGCGATGAGATTGTCGAGGAGTTCGTGAAGATCGAGTGCTACGACAAGCAGAAGAGTCTCGACAGCATCATGAACATGTTGGGTTACGCAGCGCCGAAGGAGGTGAAACTATCCGGAAAGATAGAAAATCCTGCCGTCGCTCCCGTCGTCATTCAAATAGACGCGGAGGATGCGTTGTCGATCGAAAAAACACCGCCTGCCGATGCATCGTCTGCCTGACATCCGCACCTATCGGGGGAAAGTGTATCGTTACCTCATGTATCGGTACATGCAGTACAGGGAACAGGATGCGGTGTTGAAGATTTTTAATGAAGGGTCGAGCCGTTCGGGGAAGACCTACGATGCCTTCGATTTTCTGTACGACATCTGTACGCTCGCACTATCCCCGCTCAATATCTTCGTATATCGAAATACGTTGCAGGCCTGCAAGGAGATCACCCTTGCCGATTTCCGCAAGAAACTGACCCTGCGCGGCGTCTACGATCCCGATGCGATGCGCAGCGAGAATCAACATCCCGACTACTATATCAACAACTCCGTGATCCATTTCCGCGGATTGGACAGAATGGATAGCCGTGAAGGATACGATTGCGACATCATCTACATCAACGAGATGCTGGACGACATCTCGAAGCAGCAGTACAAAAATATCACGATGCGCTGCACGACGATGGTCATCGGCGACTGGAATCCCAAATATACCGAACATTGGGCCTTCGAACTGGAAGGGCAGCCGCACACCTATTTTACGCACACGACATACAAAGACAATCCGTTCTGCCCGCCTGGGGTCATACGAGAAATCGAATCCTATGAACCTACACCGGCGAACATTGCTGCGGGCACGGCCGACGAGTGGCGATGGAAAGTCTATGGATTGGGAATCCGTGCAGCGAAAGAGGGTCTTGTCTATCCGAATATCGACTGGATCGATGAATTTCCGTCCGACCTGGAAAGGGTCGTGTTCGGCCTTGACTTCGGATTTACGAACGATCCTACGGCGCTCGTCCGTCTGGGGCTTCGGGGGCTTGATCTATACATGAAGGAAGAGTTTTATGCACCCTGCTCCGATCCGGCCTTGCTCTACGATGCGATCGAGGGGGTGGTCGGGCGGATGCCCATATTCGCCGACTCGGCGGACAAATACGCTAAAAATCCCGAATCGATGGTCGACGGCCTGCTGCTGCGCGGGCTCAGCGTGGTGAAGGCGAAGAAATATGCCGGTTCCGTAACGGACGGAATTCACATGGTCAAATCGTTCCGCCTCCATATCGTCCGCAGCCGTAATTTCCAAACCGAGGCCAATTCCTATGTGTGGGATTCGGTGAACGGCATTACGATCAACCAGCCGATCGACAAATTCAATCACTTGTGGGATGCGGCCCGATACGCTGTAATGGAGTATCTCTATTGGGTCTGCAACCGCCGAAAATGAAAAAACAGCGAAAAGTTCGGAGAACCCTCTTTTATCGCCCTTACATTTGCTTCAAAGGCTATGTGCAATGAGATTCAGCTTGAAGTGGCGAAGTAAGAGTCAGGACTTGACGACGAAATCGGAGTGCGGAACTCCGACAGCGGAGGAACAGCGGTTCGTCTCTGTGCGCGATTTTCTCTCGGCAATGGGATTGGGCAGCGGTAGTACGATCGACTGCGACACCGTTGCCGGACAGACTATCGCTTACGCTCGGTGCAGCGCGTTGTTTTCGGTCGTGACCAAGAAATCCGCGGCAATTCGCAACGCCCGCTGGTGGGCTGTCGATCCGTCGGACGACGCTCGCCAGGTCGCAGGTCGCACGGAGGAACTGAACAGGTGGAAGCATCCGAATGACTTTCAAACGATCGAAGATTTCACGGCGATGATCGAAGCCTTCAAGGATATTTACGGAAAAGCCTATATTCTTCGCTGGGAGCCGGTCGGTGTGCCCACGGCCTACGAACTCTACGTGATTCCGAATCCGCTTGTTCAGGAGGTGACGACCTCCGAATTCACCGGTTTCCGGCCCGATCCGCAGATCGATTATTATATGGTTTCGATCAACGATTATCAAATTCGTGTCGATCGGGATCAAATGTTCGTCGTGCGGGATTCGGCCTATAATCCGAATATCTTCGGAGCATCGCAGTCGCGTCTGTCAGCCTTGCAGAACGCCGTCAATCCTTTCGTGTCGTCATTCGAGGCGCAGAACGAACTCATCATCAACAGAGGGGCATTGGGTATCATCTCGTTGAATAGCGAGGATTTCCGGACATCCGTGTTGCCGGAGAACAAGGAGGATCGGGAGCAGGCACAAGCGGCCCTGCGGCGATACGGCGTGATGAAGGGCCAATATAAGTACATCGTGACCGGATTGAAGGCTGCTTTCGTGCAGATTTCGGCCAACATGAAGGACATGAATCTCACGGAGGTGCAGCGCAATGCCAAGAAGGAGATCGCCGATGCCTATCAAGTGCCGTATGTACTGATCGACACCGAAGGTACGACCTATGCGAATCTTACGGCGGCCGAGGTCAAATTGTACAACGATGCGATCAAACCGGATGCAGAGCGAATATCGGAGGTATTGAACGCGGCGCACGGGTTCGATGGATTCCGCATCGTTCCCTATTTCGATCACCTGTCGATCTTCCAGGAAGCGAAGCGGCTGTATGCCGACTCGCTGACGGCGGCCGTGACGGCTGCCAGCAACGCGATCGCCTCCGGTCTCATTACCGAGCAACAGGGGAAAAACATCATTGCAAACATTCTGGAATAATGGACAAACTACTGTATAAAAAAGTCATGAGCCGCGGCGGGGCTTTCAAGCAAGCGCCGATATTGAAGGCCGATGTCGTGGACGAGGAGAAACACATCATTCTCGTGAAGTTCTGTTCGTTCGGAACGGTCGATTCGGACGGCGACATGCTGATGAAGGGTTGCATCAGCAAGAGTATTCAGGAGCGCGGGCCGGCGTCTGCGACGAACCGGAAGATACAATTCCTGTGGCAGCACGAGACGAAGAACCCGATCGGCCGTATCCTGTCGATCGAGGAGAAGGACGACGGCGGATACGCCACGGTGCAGCTCTCGGATTTCGATGCCGTGCCGGACGCTCGCCGCGCATGGGTGCAGATGCACGAAGGGGTGCTCAACCAGTTCTCGATCGGCTATCGGTATGTATGGGACAAATGCGATTACGATCCCGATCTCGACTGCCTGATCGTGAAGGAGATTATTCTGCACGAGATTTCGGTCGTCACCTTCGGCGCCAACGAGCACACGGAGTATATCGGCGACATGAAAGCCTTGGACGACATGGAACGATATGTCAAGGCATTACGGGAGACCGCGCCCGATGAATACGAAAAAGTATACAGCAGAATACTGTCGATGTTCAAAGCCGAGCCGGCCCCCGCGCCACTCACTTCACGCAGTTCGGTATTCGAAAAATTAGGTCAAATCAAAAACTGAAAAACATGGCATTCAAATTCAAGAAATTCGAACTGCCCGACAGCGGGGAGTTCTCGGATGTGGATCGCAAGGGCATGGAATTGCTCGGCAAGCACATCAACGACCAGTTCGAAATGCTGGCCGAGGGGATCAAATCGGAGGAAGAGATCGTCGAGTCGGTAAAATCGTCGCTCGGGAAACTGGGCGTGTCGGCCGAGAAGATCGCGGAGATCGAGAAGGCTCTCAAGGAGCAGGGGAGCGAGATTCGCCGTTCGATGAGCGGCAGCGCCGGCAAGGGCCGCACGATCCGCGAGCAGATCAAGGCGTTCCTTTCGAGCGACGAGGCGAAACGCGCTTTCGCGGAGAAACGCAATACGGCGCTCGAACTGGAGATCAAAGCGGCTGCTACGACGATCACCGTGGCGGCCAATACCGCGGCGGTTGCAGCGCTCAACACCGAAGTAGACCGCACTATCCATTACGCGCCGAGCGAAGACACGCGCGTCGTAGAACGGTTGTTCAAGGGCTCGACCAACTCGCCCAATATCACATGGGTGGATCGCAAGCCCGGCAACGGCGCTCCTGCATTCATCGCCGAGGGGGCCTTGAAGCCCGTTATGGACTGGTCGTATGTCCCTGAGACGTCGACGGCGAAGAAAGTGGCCGTATCGGCCAAAATCTCTTACGAGATGCGCGACGATTTCGACTATATGCAGTCGGAGATCGACAACATGCTGCGCACGTCGCTCGTTCAGGAACGCACGAAACAGCTGCTCACCGGTGACGGCACGGGCGTGAATCTCAAAGGCATCTTCACGGCTGCTGCTACCTATACGGCCACCGCGCTCGACGGGACGGTCGAAATGGCGAACAAGGCCGATGCGATCCGCGCAGCGATCCTCCAGATGCGGAACCTGAACTTCTATCCCGACGTGGTGATGCTCAACCCTTCGGATCGGGCCTCCATCGACCTGACGAAGGATTCGACGGGTCACTACATCTCGGACGAGCTGTTCCGGCTCATCCGCGGGGTGGAGATCGTGGAATCTACCTATGTCAAGGCCGGCGATTTCCTCGTTGCCGATACGAGCAAATGGAACGTTCGCCCGTACAAAGGCATTCGCGTCGAATTCGGGTGGGTCGACGACGACTTCCAGAAGAATCTCTTCACGGTCATCTGCGAGGAGCGTCTGCACTCGTACTTCGCATCGGTCGATCAGGGGGCGTTCGTCAAAGGCGCGTTCGCGACCATTATCGCCGCCTTGCAGAAACCGGCTGCCGAGCCTTCGAAGGTGGCAGCCTAAGTCAAACACGTTAAACGAACAAGAATATGGCAACGAAAGAAGAAAAGACCAATGTGGACTTCAACGATCGCGTGACGGTCTACGGAACCGGCGGCCCCGGCAATACGCTGGAGAAGGGCAAAGCCTATAAGGTGCATCCCGTACATGCCAAGACGCTCATCAAGTTGGGCCGCGCCACCGAGAAACGGTGAAGTAATTTCAGGACGCAGGGGTTTGATCGCCCCTGCGCCCGCTAAATACATTTTCCATGATTATCGACAATACCTATTTCGAAAAGGATCCGATCTACATCTCCGGCATCGCCAATCGGAAGGACGACAAGCCGACGGCGCTCGCTCAGGCACTCATCGATTCGGCGAACTCCTACATCGCCATTTACGAGCCGAGATTCCTCCGCAATCTGTTGGGTGAGGCACTGGCAGAGACGGCGGAGGAGAATCCGCAGATCGTTGCGCTGCTCAGAAACGAAGCGGTCAAGACCTCGCCCATTGCGAACTATGTCTATTTCTACTGGCTGCGCACGCATACTACGGTCGGCACACCGGCCGGCGAGAAGGTGCAGCGTGGGGAATATTCGGACGAAGCGAGTCCGCGCATCCGTGCCATAGAGGTTTGGAACGATATGGTGCGCCAATGCTGCGTCCTGCGGCCGAAGCTCGTCGAACTGGGGGCCGTGCCGGACTATTGTTCGGCAATTTTCGAACCCGCAAACTTATTCGGATTATGATCGTCAAATCGACCGACACCGTTCGGGACATCATCATCGGCAGGGCGGCATTGTTCAACCTCGAAAGCCGTAGGTTTGCAGAAGAGATCAGGAGACGGGCGGAACCGGAATGCTGCGTACTGCATCGGCGGTGGCTGCCGGACAGGCGCATTGCGGCCCGCGATCCGAAGCACATGACGATGCGCGATCTGGCGGTGCTAAACGAGACGAACCGCTCCACCGATTACTTCGTCAACGTGTTGTCGCAAATGCTCGGCATCCCGAAAGAGAAGGTCGCGGATTTGCGGTTCATCCGTGCGTACCGCTACTTTCTGCACTGCATGGACACGCTCGCGGCCATCTCGAAGAGATTCGCCGATCTGAAAATCGAACCGACCGACGAGGAGCGGCAGGCGCAGATCGACCGCCCCGACCGAGGCATCGCCGCCGTGGTGCGCAAGTACGTGCAGATCATGAACGGCGCCGTATCGCCCGCGTCGGTCTACGGCATGGAGTGGAGCGTCGTCTACGAAGCCTTCGAGTCGACGACGAACGACGTGATCGAGCAGCGCAATCTCAGCAGGATACAAACCTCTAAAATCAAAAGAAGATGACCGACAACAAGGAATACGAGTACAGGGTCGTCGGGCAGACGCCGCCGGCCCGCCGTATCGTGGGAGTGAAGATAAACTCGCTGAACGACCATATCGACAAGGCCGCCGGGGCGTGCGGCTTCGGTTCGTATATCTATGCCCGCCTTAAAGAGACGAACTACATCCTGGGAACGATCACGGAGTATCCGGTCGTCGTGCGGCAATTCTTCGAGACGATCACGCCGACGGATCTCGATGGCGTCTACAAGCGCGCCTCGAAGTTCCTCTTCTGCGGCGACCTCGGCGAAGCGGAACCCGATACCGCGACGCAGGTCATGCCGATCGTCGAGGAGATGATCGACCGCTCGGCGGAGTTTTTCGAGGCATTGCGGGATCGAGGAGTCGAGGTGCAGGTCACGAAGATCACCCCGTTCGCCGCCCGATTCGATCAGCTGGTCTGCGGAGTCGAATGCGAGGCGACGATGACCTATTCGACCTGCAACAATGGATAGGATCGACAAGATACTGCGCTATTTCGATCCGCAGCGATTCATCGAGGTGTGCGAAGCGCGGTTCGATACGCTGCGCACGCAGGTCGTGGCGAATCTGCAAACGAAGACGGGCAGCAGCGGAAAGCGGGTCAACAGCCTCGGCGTGCCGGAATGGGCCACGGGCGCGACGGCGGCATCGCTCCAAACGCAGGTCGAACAGAACGACGACGGTTTCGAAGCGGCGTTCGTCGGCCGGCAGGGGATCGCCGGCGTCGACGGGGGACGTTCTGCGGGCGATGTGCAGGCGCAATACGCCTCCTTCGATGCTTTTCTCCTTGCGATCGAGCGATGGGCGCAGGCCAAAGAGGGGCTCTACGGCATCGAGGAGATCGACGCCTACGCCGTGGCGGCGAACGTATGGAGCAAGGGCACGGTGCTCTACCGCGAGGGCGGCGGTACGGAGATCCTGTTCGACCTGTTGCAGCCGGCCGTGGACGACATCGACCGGCAACTCTCCGAGCAGCTCGACCGCAGCGTGTTTACGATGTTGAATGAAACAATCAGTGATTATGCCTAAATATAGATTAACACCCGCCATTTCGCTGGCGAGAAACTACAATACGGTCGGAGTCAGCGAAGCGCCGACATACAATGCGGCCGTTGTCAAAGTCGGCGGCTATACGTTGGTGCGTTCGATCATCAACGGTTCGGCCGTATTCCCGATGGACGATCTGTTCGAAATCATCGCACAGGACGGGAATGCGCAAACGACGATCAGCCTCGAAGTAGACGGGCAGGCGATTGCCTCGTCGCCGCTCTATCTGCTCAAAGGGGCGTCGGCGCGCGCGATGACGAACAATGCGCAGGCCGATACCCCGATCAGCTGGCCCCAGCCGTCGAAGATCGTGGTCTTTCCGGCGTTCGATTACAGCGAGCAGATCCTCGTCAACTCCTATACGGGCGCCATGCAGGACTTCGCTTTCACCGATGCCGACAGCGGCCGGCGGGAGGTCTATTCGCGTGTCGATCCCGTGTTCTCCCTTCCGATGACCTTCTTCCGCGAATTCGGAGGCGGCGAGCGGCAGTTGATCGTCTCGACGGGCGGCACGACCGGCGCCGTGAAGAGCGCGCGTCTGACGGTCGTGGTGAATCCTTGCGACAGCGGATCGTTCGTGCGCTGGCGCGATGCAACGGGATTGATGCGTTACTTTCTCTGGCATCCGACCGAGCGCGTCGACGACGTATCCGAAGACGAGACCTTCGAAACGCTCTCCGAGAAACTGACACCCGAACGCCACCGCACGATCACGGCGACCACGACCCATACGCTCCATAGCGGACTGGTCGACCGTGAACTGTTCGACCTGTGCGCATCGATTCTCTCCGGGCGGGAGGTGCAGCTGTACGACGCCCGGCGGAAGGTGTGGATCGACGCCTATGTCGAAGACGGCGACATCTCGCGGACGAATGCCTGCATGCAGGACTGCGTGGTAGAACTTTCGATAAAGCACTTGACGCTATGACGAAGGAACTCTACATAAACGGTCAGTTGTGCGATCTGGAAGATACTCCGTCGCTGATCTTCCAGTCGCCGGTCTTCAACGATCTCGACGTGATCCAGAGCAACCGCAGCGCGGAGATCAATCTGCCACTGACGCCCCGCAACCGCAAGGCCTTCGGTCTGATCGACCGCATCGACATCTTGGACGATTCGGCGGCATACAGGAAGCATTCGGCAGCGTACTACCTCGGCGGATTCCCGATCTTCACGCGGGGGTATGCGATGGTTACGGACGTAACCGACACGATCAACATCACACTCGTGTGGGGCAACATCGACAACTTCCAGCCGTTGTTCGACGCTTCGCTGCGCGATCTGCGCGAGCAGATCATCGAGGTGGCAGGAGCGGATTATGTCGAGTGGAACGAGAATACGGAGTATTTGAAAACCGGCGCAACGATACCGCCGCAGGTCGCCGGATTCTTTGCAGTGGATTTCGGTGCGGCTCTTATCGAGTATGCAAAAGACTCTTCCGGTAATTGGGCCGTACCCGCAGAAGGTCGTCCATTTTGGAAATACACGCATCCGTCAATTCCCGTGATAAAAGTCCTCGAAGCAATAGAACGGTACCACGGTATTGTGATTGCAAACAAAGCCGCGTTAAGTCGTGCAAGTTACGGGCGGGATTTTATCCTGCCGCTCGTGTCGAAAAACGCAGGGCCGGATAGCTGGTACTCGGATCGGTTCGAGGCAAGTTCCGGATATTTTACGAATAGCGATGATGGGTATTATCCGCTGTTTTTCGACGAGGAAAATGCGACTTGGGACAAGAGGGGGATCGGTATCAAGGTGAAGATAGATAGCCCAGCTTCCGATGACATCGTATTCTACAAAGAGTTCTATATTGCCAATACGAAAGTAGTAGACGTGTCTATACTTAGTTATGACGGGAAGCCTATTATTTTTAACGGACATCGACGGGATGCGACGAAACCTGTCACATTGCGTCTTGCCGGCCGCAAAACAGATGATACAGAACAGGTGTTGCTCGAAGTGTCCGACATTGGGGAATTCGGTGATATTACCCGCTTTTCACTCAGCGACATTTTCGATAAAAAAGAGGTAAACGTCGAGGAATACAATGTGGTCTGGTGGAGTTTGGAAAATTTCGTTACGAACGGCGGCAACAAAACCTACGTGCCGGCCCGATTCATCATCACGCCCCATTTCGACGATATATCGTTTCCCTCTCCGTTTCCGATTGCCGAGAACCTGCCGGATATGACGCACGCGGAGTTCCTGTCGGCATTGATGACAATGGCCGGACTTTTCGCCTATCCGGACAGTTCGGATAACAATACGATCCGCATGATGTCGCCCGATCAGTTCTATAATTCGACGGAGACGATCGACTACGACTATCGCATCGTCGATTCGGGAGACGACCGGACGCCGAACACGCAAACCGACAGACGAATCGTCGACAGTCATCTCGACGCAACGATTCAGGATTGGAGCCGCAAAGTGATTCTGAACGATCGGGGCGAAATCTGGCGGCCGGAGGGAACGGAGTTCACGATGGGGGATTATGCCCAGACCAACACGCTCGACTACGACAACGACGAGGACGCCGAGATGTTGAACACACAAGGCATCATCTCCATCGACAACGAGAACATTGAGCGGGAGAACGAATTGGTATCGTTGGATTTCTCGGCTTCGACCAATCGTTTCTACAACAATCCGGACAGCATCCACGACACGACGACATTTGCCGTAGTTCCATGCTACGATGTCAAAAAGGATAAAGACGGGAATACCACCGATGTAACCTATAACGAACCATCGGCCCGCATCCTCACCCTGACGGACAGAACATCCGACGGAATAGCGCATTTTTGGTATGGCGAATTCCCCCGCACGATGTATTTCGGCGGGTCGGAGGGTATCGTGGCGCAACGGTATGCAGCCTACCAGCGGATCCTGAAAAAGTTCCGCATGATTACGGTCTACGTCAAACTGACCGTGGCCGACATCTGCAATCTCGACTATACGCGGCGGGTTTACCTCGACGTGTACGGATGCTATTTCGCCATCTACTCCGTCACGACCGGTGAGGACGGTATATGCGAGTGCAAATTGATCAAGCTGTAAAAAATAGAATAGCGATGATTAAAATACCGATAAGAGCAATCACGATGCCTACTACGGAGCTGCTGGATTTGTTTTCACTTAAAATGGTAGTAACGTAGTCTTCATATGACATCAAACATCCTTCTGTATATGGACCCCTAACAAGATTACCTTGTGTACACATATATTTATGGTCGGGTGTGATTTCCTTGATGCGCATCTGTTGCCACGTAGCCGTATGAACAACAAGAGTTCCCACAGGCCATTTCCCGACAACTTTTTGCTCGGTTTTTTGTTCGGACGATGTTTGCTCTAAATCATGAGAACTCATTGCAGCGGTGGCTTTTTGAGTTGAAAGATTAGATAGTAAACCCTTGATTTGACCTACATCGTTCGTCATTCCCCAGAGTTTGAAGAAAAGAACGATTTGCAGAATGCCGAATACCAGCATTACGATTCCGATGATTGCATAGATGCCTGTCATGATGATTTGAGATTTGGTTAAAAACAAAGATATGAAAAATAAAACAACTTGTCAAAATGGAAAACATTGATAAAATTATCAATATCCGCGTAAAATACTCGGATTTGATCAAGGGAATGTCCGAATCGGCTAAACGTATCGATACGCTCAATGACCGAATCTCCGAATTGAAGTCCGGTTTGAAGGGACTTAAAGCCGCACGCAAAGCCGGAACGATCGACGAGGAGGCCTATAATGAACAGGTAGCCCAAACGACGCAAGAGTTGGTTGCGAACAGGGAAGAGGTAAAGGCGCTCCAATCGGCAATGCGATTATACTCACGCGAGATTCAGGACAACATCAAAGAGGAGAAGAATCTCGAAGGTTCGGTAAATGGGTTGCGTAAATCCGTTCGCGATCTTACGGCACAGTATAATGCACTGTCGGCCGCCGATCGAGAGGGTTCCGTAGGCAATGGGATAGCGGAGCGAATATCCAAGATGCAGGCGCAAGTCAGTGCGGCCGAACAGCGGCTGGGGAATTTCCGTTCGAATGTGGGTAATTACCAGTCGGCATTCAACGGGCTGAATGTATCGGTGTCGCAGATCGTCCGCGAATTGCCGTCGGCCACAATGGGAGCGAATATGTTTTTCCTCGCCATCTCGAACAATATCCCGATGCTTGTCGACGAGATCAACAAACTTCGTACGGCCAATAAATTGGCCATGAAGGAGGGCAAGCAGGGAGTACCGATCCTTAAACAGTTGGGAGCTGCTGTGTTCAGCTGGAATAGCCTTATATCCGTCGGCATTACCTTACTCACGGTATATGGGAAGGATATTGTCAGCTGGATCGGGAATCTGTTCAAGGGGCGAGAGGCCGCCATGACAATGGCGGAAGCCCAGGCAGAGGTGAATAAGCAAATGGCAGAATCTTCCGGCAGTTATGGCGATCAGGTTGCCCAACTCAGGGCCTTGCAGCTGCAATGGAATCAATTGGGAGATGATCTCAAAGCAAAAACAGAGTTCGTTAAAAACAACCGAGAGGCGTTCGATAAGTTGGGAGTAGCTATAACAACGGTTGCGGACGCCGATAATCTGTTTATTCAGAATACGGATGCGTTTATCGAAGCAATGAATCTGCGCGCGCAAGCTAATGCTGCGAACGAACTGGCAACTCAAAAGTACAAAGATGCGTTGATTGCCCGACAAAAAGCGGAAGACAAAATAAAAAGAGGTACAGGTGAAATAGTCTACGCAGGAATAGATGAGTATGGAGATACCAGTTATGAATATCGTCGTAGAGCATATACCGAAGACGAGAAGAAGGAAATATTAGCCGAGGCCGAAGCCCTCGAAGCGGAGGCATCGGCATTCACGCAATTGACTGTCGCACGAAATGCGGATGCGAAATCAATCCTCGACAGAGCGGGAATAAAAGAATCTGAGAAAAGTTCAAAATCGGCGAACGACGACCCGTATGCCGATGAATCCGGCGTAAAAAAAGCAGAACGAATGATGGAGGGGTACTATGCCCGCAGCAAACAGGAGCTTCAAAAGTGGGTTGACGAGCAACGGGAAATCATTCGTAAGATGGGTATTGACGTGACGGGTGATTTCGAAAAAATCCTGTCGCAGATGGACAAGGAGGTATCGGCCGAGTTCATATCCCAATATAATCAGAAACAGGCCGAATACCGGAATCGGATTCTGAATGCGCAGGCCACAGGCGGAGATGAGGCCGCGCAGAATGAAACCGTTGCCATTCTTCGGGAACAGTTGGCCGAATTCGATTCGTATGCCGCAGCATACCGAGCAATGGGGGATTCGGCTATCGAAATAGACAACCGCCGGCTTGAAATGCTCATTCGCCTGCATGACGAAATGAATAAAGGCGCCCAAAAAGAGGCGCAGAGCATGCAAATGAGTTTCCAAACAGCCAGCGATCTCGCGGGAGCACTGGCCGGTTTGGCGGAAGAGGCCGGTGCAGGTGCGCCGGTTGTTGCAGTGTTAGGTATGGCCCAAGCTATCGCGTCAATGGGTGCAGCGTTGAGTAAGGCGTTCTCCACTGGCAATATTTGGGAGGGCATCGCAGCTTCCATTACTGCTATTGCGACCATTACGAGCGTTATATCTCAGATGAAATCGTTGAATAGTACTGCGGCCGAGGAGGGCGCGAAATACCACTATGCCCGCGGCGGTCTTGTGACCGGCCCCGGTACGGGTACGAGCGACAGCATCCCTGCGCGGCTGTCCAACGGCGAGGCCGTGATGACGGCCCGTGCGGTCGTGGATTGGGGGCCGGTGCTCTCGATGATGAATGTGTCGAGCGGCGGCAACGCCATTCCGACGCGGCATCTTCCGGAGAAGAGTTCGGGGATGCGTCAGATGGAACAGATGTTCGAGCGCGTGATGCGCCGACTTCCGAACCCTGTCGTGACGGTCAGGGATATAAACAACGGTCAGCGGCGGGTCAAGGTGCAGGATGAGACGGCGCGCTACGCCGGACGCAAAAGGTAAAAAAACAGCGAAAAGTTCGGAGGAACCCTTCCTGCGTATCCTATATTTGCTTCAAACACGAATTAACCCTTTTATAATAAATTAAAAAAACAATGGCAGAATGTATCAATGATCTGGCAGGCGATATCCTGCAAGATTGCAACACGGTCTATGGGGTGGGCGTCGAGAAGATTGCCTATCTTATCAAGAAGTCCGATCTGGACGAATCGGCGACGACCTACACCAAACCGAAGATCACCAAAATCGCACTCAAATCCGGCAAGAGGGCCTATCGGTTCTCGATTCCCTCCAAAACGCCCTACAACGGACTGATCTACGAGGATCAGAACGCCGAAATCGGCATCGCCATCAACAAGACGCTGCCGCTGCGTATGCTGGCCGACAGCCCCGCGAACTCGCAGAACATCGAGGCGTTCAAGAACGAGGACTGGGTCGCTATCTACGAGAACAAGGCGAAGGGTGCGGACGGCAGCCAGGCGTTCTGTGTGATCGGCTACGAACAGGGCGCATCGATGCAGAACGTGACGCTCGACAAGTACGGCGACGGCTACAACGGAGGTTGGGGCGGCGACCTGATCGAGCAGAACGCACCGACGCCGCAGATCTTCTTCAACGCCGGCGGTATCGACGCTTCTCGCGCCGCGCTGGAAGCATTGTGTACTCCGGCCGAATAGGGGGTATGCAACCGTTGGACTGGTACATGGAGAGGTGCGCATCGGGCACCTCTCTGTGCATGGAAGAGAAGAAGCGGATCGAATCGGATTATCGGGAAGTGTTCGGGCGTCCGATGCTTTCCGATTTCAGCGGCCGGTGTCCCAACCGCTTCCGTGATGCGGCCGCGATGATCGCCTCCTATTTGCGGAAGGAGCAGAAAGGCGCAAACGGCGGTTACATGCTCAAATCCGGCATCGTGATCCGCTATCGCGGAAAACTCTACACACACTTGAATCTGACGGCCGCAGCGGCTCGGCATCATCTCAGACAACATCCGTCCAACGTACACGATTTCCTGCGTCTGGGCGATCTACCCAAAACCGAATGACACTATGGCAAATTATAAGATCAAAGACTTACAGCAAGCTCAGACCCTGAACGGTGCGGTTGCGTTGGAGATTCAGGACGGGGATAGCACATCCACCTTCGCCACGCTCGACCAGATCGCCGAGTTTCTGGGGAACACAACCCCTGTGGTGTTGTTGACCAAAGCTGGCCCCATAGACGACAGCTATCTGCCCGATATGTCTGCCTCTGAAATCGCGGCAGCATACGATCGGATCGTTGCGGATCCGATTCACACGGTACCTGTTGTCAGGATTCCCGATAACGGAGGACAATACCTCGTACCGTCAGGATATGGAGTGCATGCCGATACGAAGGCCGTCATCGGATATTATGCATCGCAGACATACGTGCTCCCGTCCAGTCTTACGTTGACATCGGAAACATTTACCTTATCGAGACTGCCGTATACGGCATCATCGATGGAGTGGGCCGATCTGCTCAACAACACGGCCCTTCCCTCCGGTTATCTCGGCATCGATAGCGACAGTACGAGCGAAGAGATCAGTGCGGCCGTCGGGGGTGTAGATGCATTCAGAAAGTTATGCTCGAAGTTGCTCAGGCGAAACTGTATCGTCGTTGTGTCGACCGATCCCGCTGCGGCGAACAGGAATGCATCTATTCCTGTGATAGTAGATGTAAATAGGAGTGTTGGTCTGCCACTGAAAATAACACTCGAAATCGAATATATATCTTCGGGGAAATACATTGCATTGACCATTACAGAGTCAGGAGGCACCTTTTCGGCGATGCGTACCTCTGTGTCCGTATCGGATATTCCCGATGCACTCGCCGGCAAAGCCGACCTCGACTCCGCGACGGGATATATCAAATCGTCGCAGATAGCCCCTTTGCAGGGGCGTCAGACGGGAGTAAATACCTCGGATGGATATTTTTCGTCAGACGCTCCGGCATTGTTGTTCGAAGGGGATCGGACACATGAAATATGTTTCACGACA